TTTAGACAATTTAACTGCTTGCTTAGACATATCATTTAGGTCCTTCATTTGCTTATTTAATTCGTTCATACGACTAATCGCTGGATCGGCAGCATTTAATCTGTTTAGTGTTATCTGCTCTTCTAAATCTTTCTGTAATATTAGATTGGTCAGAGTTTGTTTTGCTCTTTCTAACTCTGCTTCACTTCCACTTTCTCTTACAGCTTCTACTTCAGCTATCTGTTTTTCTATTGCAAAGTCTAACTTATTTAATTTATTTCGTTGCTCTAACACTATTAATTCTTCTTCAGAACCTTCAAATCTTGCTTTTTCTATTTCTAACTGTGCTCTAAGGTCTACCTCGTTTTCTTTAAGTATTTTTTTCTGTAACTCAGCTAATTTGACAGTTGCGTCAAAGTTCTTTACCTGATCTTTTAGTATTCCTAAATCTAACTTTCCTGCTGATATTTCTCCACCTAATCTTCTAAATTCAGCTTGTACTGTTCCTAATTCTCCGCTTGCTGCAAGTTCTCTTTGCCCTTCTTTAGTATCAAATTTTGCTCTTAATTCATTTCTCTTTCTTAGATTTTCCTGTAAGGAAGTTTCTAGATCGGTTATTTTCGCTATGGCATTTTCACGTTCAGTTATAGTCCTATCTATAGTGTCTGCTAAACTTTCACCTTCTGCTGCTGTACCTCCTCCACCTAGTACAAAATTAAGCATTTTCATAAATCCAGTTAACGGACCTGATGCTAATATTGCTAGTTCTGTTCCTAACTTAGTTGTTACTCTAGCAAACTCTTTAAATGCCTTGTTCATTTCTTCAAGACTATTTGCACCGCCAGCACCAAACTGCGTACCAAATCTAGCCCTGGCAAATTGTCCTGCTGAAGCTGTAAGTCCTGCTGACTGAAGTATTTGTACAGAAGTAATAATATTTTTATCGAATTTAGATAGCGATTCAGTTAATTTATCTATGTTGTTCGCTGGATCGGCCAACGCACCACCTAATTCATTTATACCGTTAACTACATTAGTTATAGTTTGAACAATAGCTGTACCAACAATACCTCCTGCAAATCCACCCATCTGTCCACCTACAGCAGCACCAATTCCACCACCTAACGCACCACCGATGGCGGTTGCTGGTCCTTGCCCGAATAGTAAAGGAAAACCACCACTTATCAATGCACTCTGGAAGATAGCACCGCCTCCACCTCTTCCACCTGTAGTAGGAGCGTTAGCAGCAGCTATAGCTTTTGACCGTCTTCTATTTATTCTTTCCTGTTCTCGTAATATCGCTAATTTATTATTTTCTTTTTTGATGCCATTTGTAAGTTCTCTGTTTAGTCTTTTTACTATTCCAAACTCTCTCCTTCTTTGTGCGTCTGTGAGTTTACCTAATTTATTTCTTAACTTTGAAATATCTACTCCCCTCAACTCCAGCATATTTAAGTCATGTGCAATTTTTAGACGAGTTGTCTGCTGTATAAATTTAGTGTCAATATTCATAGCAGCCTGACCAGCACCCTTTGTAGCTTGGTGGGGCCCCATCAAACCAGGGTGTGAAACCACATTAGGACTAGCTATTCTAGACTTAACAGCTTGTTTGTTTAAAGAAACTACTTTTTGCAGTCCTTTTATTTCATCGGCAACTAACTTGTTTGAGGCTCTTGCGGTTTCTAATCTTCCTTTAGCTGTGTGTCTAGCTGCATTAGATAACTGTAATTTTTCTTTGTCTACATTTAAACCATCTTTTTCTAGTTTTCTTAACTGTTCGCCTAACCTTCTGGTTATTTTCATTGTGGCGAACTTTCTATCATCTAAGGCAAGTTGCTGTTTTTTGAGCATTATTGCTTTAGATTCAATTCTTAAAGGGGTATTGAGCTTTCTTCTAAGAACATTTACACGTTTTTCCAGCTTTCCAAGCTGATCTATCGCTGGTTTAGTATTTAGCTTTATATTTACACTGTAATTCGAGGCAGCCACTTACTAAAAATTACTAGATAACACAAGTTTAGCGTATCTTACGATTCTGAGCTTGTCTTTTTGCTTTTTCGTGAGCCTTTTCTTCTCTTTCTGCCTGTATTCTGAAGTAAGCGTTCCAAGCAAACAGTTCTTGGGTAGATATTTTTTGTCGGAGCTCTTTATGGGTATATCCCAGTTTCTCAGCGATAAAAAACTGAAGAAACATAAAGTTGTCTTTTTCTAGTTTAGCTTTTTACGGCATCAGGGCTGACCTCCTCGCCCATGCTTTGCATCTTAGTCATAAGATCTAGTAAAACCGAAAGAGGTATTTCTCTTCTTAAAACTGGTATGTCTCCTGCGGTAAATAGTTTTGCACCTGTCTCATCTTCTGCTTTTGTAACAATAACCTGTAAAGCAAAATCAAGATTACCTTCTTCCTGACCTTTGTTCATGGCTAATAGTGTATTGTTTATTGTATCTCTGTCAGCTATTGTAAGAGGTGACCAAAATACTTTTAGGACAAGTTCTTTTCCTTTAAAAATAGAGTAACTACTACGTTCTTCAATACTAAATGCTTGCTTTAGTTTGTCGATTGCTCTTGCTGTTGGCATAAAAAATTATATCTATTCTTGTAGTATAGCTTATTACTAATAATCAGCATCAAAACTTATATTCTTAGCTTTGAATGTTTCAGCTAATGCTAATGCGATAGCGTCATTGTATTGTTGGTTTCCCATATAAATTTTATACCAATCAGGATTTTTACTTGGTGGAGTTATTTCATCGACTATCTGTTCATGCTCAGAATAAGTTACTCCATTTGACTCACCAACTGGTGCAGTAGCTCCAGGATTATTTACAGCAAAACCAGCATATTCAGCTTCGTTACCTACATACATATCTTTTTCTAATGGAACTTTTTTCGGTCTTTTTCGTTTTGGGAGTTTACGATTTTTTCTTATCTGATCGTACACACTACCTGTATAATCAGGGTCAGACATTACTTCAAGCAAAGAGGCATCGTAACCTTCTATTTTACCCTCATCTATTTTTTGTCTTTTTTTAGATTTTACTACTGGTTCTACTGGAGTTTCACTTATTTTCCAACTTGTAGCAAAATGTCCTGTCCACCACGGACCAGCGGCCTGTAAATCCTGTACCATTGCCGAGGCGACTTTACCTCTGAGTCTTATCATGTCCTGCTCTAGATCGTTGGCAAGTTGTGAAATGTCTTTGTTAGGCATTGGCGGTAAAACTGCAACTGACTACAGATAGGAAATGACTTTCTCTTTCTGTGCTTACAGAGGTTGGTCCAGCTATCTGAGACACACGAGGAGAAACAGAAAAAGTATCGGTGTATGAAGATGAGTTAACTGAAGTTAGTCCGTCTATTACTGACTCAGCTATTTCGGCTGCTGCCGCTGTTCCTTTATTTTTCGGTGTCATAACACCACAAGTAATTGTTCCAGCATAGTAATCTTGTGCTGCCCCTTGAGCTTGTGTAGTTGCTTGAGTAAAATCTAAACTGACCATTACATATTTTTTCTTCAAACCTGGTTTTGTAAATGGAGTATTATCAAATACTACAGTAACCGTAGGGTCAGCGTCTTGAACCTTGTCAAGGATTGCTGTTTCAAATGCTGCTCGTGTGTTTACTAGGGTCATTAGAACATTACATCAATACGGAACAAGTATTCTTGCCCACCTTTCAGTGTGCGTATATCTGTTATTTTAGCTCCTCTTGTCGATCCAGAAAATGTGAGAGTTATCTCATCTTGAAGTAGAGGTTGATTGTCGCCTATCAAGTCTGGAGTGATGTAGAGTCTCGCAACATTCTCCTGAAACCCAGATTCTTCAGTAGATTGTACAAACTCGATAGGTACTTTAATTGTATAGTTTGTGTCTACAGTTATGTATTCTCCAGTTGTGTTGTTGTAGCTGGATACACCCTTTCTTGTGTAAACAATAGAAGTATCTAAAGAGTTCCCAAGTTCAGAAACAATTTGTTTTGCTATTTTCTTAAATGCGGTATCTAGTTGTCCTGCCATCAGCCTCTAACTACCCTCATCTGAAATGACCCTGCTCCACCAAGTATATATGCACCTAAATAACTTTGTAGCCAAGGGTAAACATCTAAAATATTATTTATTGATCCTGTTCCCTGACTTGCGGTATTGTATTTGACTTCTATATCTCCTAATTTTACTTCAGAAAAATTACCGTCTGTTCCTGTGTTACCTGTCATAGCGTCTGTATCATTAGCCAGTGCTCTAGCTAGTTCGTATTGTGCATACTTGATATTTATTGGAATCGTGCTGCAAGCTAGTTCTACACCGTCTACTTGATAA